TATATCACGTCTGTGCCTTTTAATGGCACAGTTAATTTGTACGCTACAGATACTAATAAAGTATTAAAACAACTGTATAGTGATAGTATTAGTCCTATCAACACTTACATACAAACTGCTTTGCAAGACATGGGTGACCCCATCCGCACAAAACAAGCATTAAAATTTGCGGTTGAGGCCACGTTGTCTCAAGGTGGTATTTTTGATGTCACAGTAGACTCAGAAAATGGGTCTAGTCCACAGTATGTTTTGACAAACGAAACAACTTGGATTAACAATGTTTATCAGACAATCGGTTGGACAAATAACTCGTCTAAGACGATAATTTGGACATCATCAAATGGGTATGCGTTGTACAAATCAGACGCAGAACAGTACGGTAAGTATTTAGGGTTAACCATGACCAGCAGTTCGCCAGCGTTCATCGTTAACACGTTTGAGTTTGAACATGAATTAAGAGTGAGGTTCTAAAATGGCAGTTTATTACACGTTTGGAAATGCTACAGCTGCGATACCTTTGTCTCAGCTAGACAATAACTTTGCAACACCTATCACGATTGGTAACGTGTCTGCTCAATTGGGTAATACGGTTGCAACCATTGGAAACCTCACTTTAACCAATGTTACTATTACAAGTGGAACTATTCCTTCTGCAAATTTATCTAGCAACAATATTGTTATTGGAAATACAACAGCTGCTTTAGGTAGTACAGTTTCTTCTATTGGCAATTTAACTTTAGCCAACGTAACAATTCAAAGTGTTTCTTCTGCCATTACACCAGCTGAAGGTGGTACAGGATTAACATCTGTAGGCACATCTGGAAACGTGCTTGTTAGTAATGGTACAGCTTGGTTGTCACAAGCTCCAGCTGCTAGTGTGTCTTTGTCTACCAATAACACTTGGACAGGTACACAAACGTTTAATGGCACATCTAGTATTCTAGGTGCTGTCTTATTGGATTCTGCTGAAACCGTTAACGTAGTTGGATCAGCACCATCAAGCACAACAAACTTTTACATTCAAAGTGGTTCGGTTCAATATTACACAACATCTGCTGCCAACAACTGGACGTTAAACATTGCATTTAGCTCAGGCACGTCTCTCAACACAGCCTTGTCAACAGGACAGTCTATTACGTTTACTTTGATTACAACACAAAGTTCAACCGCTTATTACAACAATGCCGTAACCATTGATGGAGCATCGGTAACACCAGTTTGGGTTAATGGTGCGCCAAGTGCTGGTAATGCAAGTGGAAATGATGTTTATCGTTATGCTGTTATTAAAACAGGAAGTGCCACATATACGGTTTTGGCAAGTCTTACACAATACAAATAAGGATTAGCAATGCCACTTCAACAAACTTCAGGTAATGTAACGCAAGATGCTTATGGTAGTGGTAGTAAGCCGATTGTGCCTGTTTATGTAGAACAAGTTTTTTCAACATATTGTTATAAGGGTAATGGTGGTACACAAACCATTACTAATGGCATCAATATGAATTTTAATTCAGTATCTAATAATTGGATGATGTGGACCAAAAACAGAGGTTCAACATCAAATCATGCAATTACTGATTCAACTTATGATTTCCAAACATATTATTCATCAAATAATAATTCATCTTACACTCTTGATTTTAATTACCCGTCAGGATTATCTACAACAGGATATACGTTAGGCAATAGTTCAATAACAAATACAAACAACCAAAAATATGTGTCTTGGGTGTTTGGGCAAAAAAAATATTTTTTTGATGTGGTTTCATATAGCGGCAATGGAACAACAAAAAATATTGCACACAAATTAGGTTCAGTTCCTGGTTGTATTATTGTAAAAAAAGCTGGAACAAGTAATTGGCAGGTTTATCATCAAAATTTAACATCAGCATCTTATGGAATTCAATTAAATTTAAGTAATGCTCAATCATCTGATACAACACTTTGGAATAGCACCGCACCAACATCATCTGTTTTTACAGTAGGATCAAGTGCAGATACAAATGCTTCAGGAAGCATATATACGGCATTTATATTTGGTGCGGGTGGCACAGGTGGTTTTGGTCCAAATGGAACGCAAGATATTATTAGTTGTGGGTCTTTTGCTCAAGGTTCATCAGTTACATTGGGTTGGGAGCCACAATGGTTGTTAATTAAAGATGTTGGTAATTCGGTTGATTGGTATATTATGGACAATATGCGTGGACTTACCGCATCTGGTCAATATGTGCCTTATTTAATACCAGATGTTTCTTCTGCTGAAGGTAATTTTGGATCAACCGCACTCTGTTCAATAAATGCAACAGGATTCAATGCAGTTGGTTTTGCAACGGGTGGCCCTTATATTTACATAGCCATACGCAGAGGCCCAATGGCAGTGCCTACTATTGGGACAAGTGTTTTTAGTCCTAATGTAGAACCAAATTCATCAAATCCACAAACAATAACTACTGGATTTCCTGTTGATTTATCTATAAATGCAAGTCCATCAGGTTCAGATAGAGGTGTTATAGATAGATTAAGAGGTGGTGGTACTAGTACATCACCAACAGAATCTAATCCAATTGTATATACTAATCTTGCAGGTATTGAAGGTGCTGTTAGTGGTTTATTTTTTGATAACAATACTGGATTAGTAGATAGTGGGGCTTATGATAGTTCTGGACAAACATTTTGGAACTTTGGTAGAGCGCCTGGATTTTTTGATATTGTTTGTTATTCAGGTAATTCAACATCTGGAACAACAATTAAACATAATTTAACAGTAGCACCAGAATTTATTTTTGTTAAAAATAGAACTTTCAATGGGTCTTATTGGCCTGTTTATAACAAAACATTAACTGGAACTAGTTATCTTAAATTAAATACAAATGCAGCGTCTTCGGTAAATAGTGTTTTTTGGAACAATACAAATCCAACATCTACCGTGTTTACGGTTGGTAATAATAACAACATAAATGGAACTGGGTATAACTATGTTGCTTATTTATTTGCAACTTGTCCTGGTGTTTCTTTTGTTGGCTCATATACAGGTATAAATGGAACACAAACAATTAATTGTAATTTTGGTGCTAGTGGAGCAAGATTTATTTTAGGAAAAAGAACAGATACAACGGATGATTGGTTTTGTTGGGATAGCGTAAATGGACTTACATCAACTAGTAGCCCTTATTACACTTGGGATAGTGCTAATGCACAAGTAACAGGAAATCATGGCACTTACGCATCTAGTGGTGGATTTACATTAACATCAACATCGCCAATAAATACCAATGGTGGTTCATATATTTTCTTAGCAATCGCATAAGGACAAATCATGCAAATCAGAATCAGACAAAGCGGACAAGTGATGTATGAGGAAGCCTTTAGGCAACACATACAACAAAGCGGTGGCCCATCATGGGGTCAGACCACAACAGAAATTCTCAATGAATTGGGGGCTGACGTTGTGTTTGATGGCCCACAACCCACTCTGACACCTCCTTATCAAATTGCAGTTCCTAATGGTGTGGTTGAAGAAAATGGTCAATGGTACACATCATTCATTGCTGGGCCTGTGTTTACAGATACAACAGAAGATGGTGTGACCACAACTGCTGCCCAACATCAAGCTGCTTATCAAGCACAAATGGATGCAACGCAAGCTACATCTGTTCGTGCCCAACGTGATGACAAATTGGCAAAATGCGATTGGACACAAGTGGCAGATGCACCAGTTGATAAAGCAGCATGGGCTACATATCGACAAGCATTGAGAGATTTGACTAAGGAAACAGGATTTCCTTGGACTTTTGACTGGCCTACTGATCCAACAGGAGCAAAATAATGTCTGTATCCGCACCTTTTGCCCCTTCTGGTAACACTGTAGTCATTACAGCGTCTACTACTGCACCCGCACCTGTGCAAGTGCCTTCCAATACACTTGGTAGCAACCAGTACAGAATCATCAATTCTGGTTCTGTTGTTGTTGCTTTAGGGTTTGGTCAAACATCTGCTATTGCAGCAGCTGGTGGAGTCATACCAACTACCACACAAGGCAATTGTTTGCCTTTGTTGCCAGGAACAGATGAAATTATCACATTTGCGCCTAATGCGTACTTTACGGCTAATGCAACGTCAAGCACAGCAACGATTTACATTACTCCTGGGGATGGGGACTAATCATGTTAAAGACAGTATCTAGTGGCGGTGGAACAACGGGGCAGTTATCGTATCAAGGCACATGGAATGCCAATACAAACACGCCTACTCTTGTCTCTGGCACAGGTACTAAAAACAATTATTATGTTGTTTCCGTTGCTGGAACAACTACGTTAGATGGCATTTCATCTTGGTCTGTAGGTGACTGGGCTATCTTTAATGGCACAGTTTGGGAAAAAGTATTAGGCGGTACTACTGAGTCTTTTGCCAACATTGCGGTGACCACAGCCAGTGGTTATATGTTTGCCAACGGTACATCTAATGTCACTGCTCAACCCAATATTCCTGTTGCAAATGTTACTGGTGCTGTGCCAAATACTGTTTACATCATTGCTGGCACTGGGTTGACAGGAGGTGGTGCGCTAACAGGAAACGTCACCATTAGTGCATCTGGTGGCACTAACGGAACAGTTACACAAGTACAGGGTAATGGTTCTGTCAATGGAATTACATTAACAGGTAATGTCACCACGTCAGGTAATTTGACTTTAGGTGGAACATTATCAGGTATTACCAATAGCCAGTTGCAAAACAATTCAGTTACTATAGGCAACACCGCAATTGCATTAGGTAGCACCGTAGCCAGTTTGGGTAATGTAACAATGGCTAATGTGACTATCAATTCTGGAACCATCAATGTCACCAGCACTAATCATGCAGCTACTGTTGCCTCTACTGCCACTTATGGTACTGCTAGTTTGCCTCTCCAACCTTTAGGATTTATGAGTGTTGATCTTAACGGTACGGTTGTAAAAGTGCCTTACTATGCGGTGTAATCATGAATCAGAACGACTTAGCCTATGTTGAGTTTGGAGACAAAGAAGGTCTGGGAAGGCTTGTGTTCGAAAACTTTCAACAACACAGATTGTTTTGGCAAACGCTAAACAGAGTGGGTGTGGCTACGCCTTTCTACCCCATAGAAGAGGCAAACCCAGACAACTTAGATGATTGGTTGCTAATCCACAATCAGATGCACGAATCTTTGGCAAAGATACTTAACCTTGCCAACCCTTTTCAATTGTTAGATGCGGATTGGAACGTAGAAGAAGACTTTTACGATTGGATTGGTGTGCATCAAGACATTCACCAACAAATAGCCCAGGCTTTAAAGGTGCAGTAATGGCAAGAATGGAACCCATACAAATACTGGAAAAGAGCTTACAAGGTTCTCGTCAAGACCCAGCTCGTGTCCATAATGCCATGGCTAAATTGGTCAAAACTGATCCCAACTTTAGAGTAATGAGAGCTGGAAACACGCTTTTCAGCTATTACAACAGAGGTAATGGCAATGCGGAAATGACCATGGATACTGCTGACAATCCTAGAGAATTAGTCAAAAGCATCAAAGAATTTGCAAAAGCCATGAAAGTTGCCAAGTTTAAAAAAATCATGTTTTCTATGGCTAACCCTCAAGTCGAGAAAATATTGAAAATGATTGACGTTAGATACCAGCTGCAACCCACTTCTAATGGTCAAATGAAAGCGGTGGTGGACCTATGAGTCATGTAGTACAAGACCTTGGTAATGCCGTTAGTAATGCAGTTAACACGGTAGCCAATGACGTAAGTAATGTTGTTGAAACAGCCGTTAACAATCCCATTCCTATCATTGAAGTGGTTGCGGTCACACTTGCTCTTGGCCCAGAAGGTTTAGACCTTTCATCTAACATTGGTGCGCCAGCTACTGCTGCCGTGTCTAACGCTGCTGTGGTTGCTGCCAATGGTGGTAATGTTGACGATATTGCAAAAGCTGCCGCTGCTGCTGCGGTGGGTAGTTATGTATCTACTGCAACTGGAACCAGTGTTGCTGGAACAGCTCCTGACGCAACAACAACGACTTTAGCTAACATTACTGGTTCTGCTGCTGGTTCTGCTGCACAGACGGCTATCATGGGTGGCAACGCATCTACCATTTTGCAAAATGCTTTGGCTGGTGGAGCTGCTGCTGGTACAGCTGCGGGTGCTAGTGCGCTTGGTGCTGGAACAACCACTGCAAATGTATTGGGTGGTGCGGTTGGTGGTGGCACACAAGCTGGCGGTAACACTTTATCTGCACTAACAGGTGCTGCTGGAGGTGCTGCTAGGTCTGTTTCTCCCACAGGAGTAACAACTCCACCGTCAACGCCAGTAGCATCAACATATACGCCAGATTCAAGTGTGGCATTGGTTTACCCTGATAGCGGACAAAGTGCTATTGCAAATGCAAGCGACTTTTCAACCATATCAACACAAACGGCCAGTAATGTTGCTGGTCTTGGCCCAGAAGGTTTGCCTGATCCAGCCAATTTAAAACCCAATCAAGTCATTTTTGACAGTAGCACTGGTGCGCCATTGTACAAATATGCTTTTGACCCCTTTACTCAAACAGGTCAAATTGTTCCGTTTCAACAAGATTCAGCTGGTAATTATTACTATGTTGACCCAGCTACTGGACAGAGTTCTGGTGCTACTCAAGCCGATTTTGAAAGAGCTTTCTATAAAGCCAATCCCCAAGAATACTTGGCTATGGCACAAAAGATTTATGGTGGCACAGGCAACATAGATCAGATCAATCAAGCCATTCAAGATCATTTAACAAAATTAGGCATTGCAAACACTTCTGGTGCTACACCAGTTGAAACCATAGATGCAACTGTATCTTCTGCCATTAACAATATTGTTAAAAATATTGATATATCGGCTCTGTCTAACAGCGCATATTCAGAAAATGCTGCTGGTGCATTATCTAGCCCTATCATTCAAAACATATTGCAACAGGCTGGCAACCAGTCTTATGTCAATGAAATTTTGCAAAACATTGCATCTGGTGGAACTCAGTATGCAGATGCAACCTATTACAAAAACTTATTGAGTGAAGTTGTTCAACAGTATCCTCAACTAAATACTGCTCAGATTCAAAACATCCTCACGCCTCCATTGATTCCATTGACACAAGGTACGATCAATTCGTTGAATGTGCCTAATGTTGATGTAACCAACATTCCTTTGCCCCCAGGCGTTCCTTCAGATGCAGTAATTAGTATTAACCCTGTGGATAACTCACTGGTTTTCTACAGTGCATCTCAAGATCAAACATACAACCAGACGGGTCAAGTTGAAAACCCACAAGCCCCGACAACAACCACATCAACAAATACATCAACAGTAAATTATCCAACTGTAGGTCCACAAACACCATCTTCAGCATTAACAACTGCGCTTAATTTGCCAACTGTTGGATCAGTTACAAGTGTGACTACTCCAGGAGTGACAACACCAAACGTAACTACTCCATCAGTCACTAAACCAGGTGTAACCACGCCAAGCGTAACCCCACCAGGAGTTAAACCTCCTAGTGTTACATTCCCAACTGTAACGCCTCCTACCGTTATTCAGCCTCCAGAAGTCCAACCTCCAGAAGTTCAGCCTCCAATTGAAAAGCCTCCAACTGGACCATCTACAGAAAAAACAAAACTACCTTCTTACACACCTGATGTGTTTGTTTATGGCAATGTCCCCAAGGCTTTGGCTGGGGGGCCTTTTGCACAAGTCACAGGCCCCGCACCTGGTGAGTCAGTAGGATTAGGTGGCGGTGGAGGGGGAGTAAATGTAGAATCAGGTAAAGAGCAAGCACCTGTATGGAACGTGGCATCTCTGAAGTTAAAGCCTGGAGAGGAAGAGACAACAGACTACAGCAATTTATCATCGGCACTGGGGATATAATATGGCAACAGCACTTAAAGACTTAACTAGACTGGGTACAGATGTACGCCAGATAGCTAGACTTTTACAAAAGAAAGCCCCCCCAGGACACAAGCTGGCTTACATCAATGAAGAAGAGGCGGCGTTACTGAAATCTCGTGGTGGCTCTGGACGCATCACAGAGTCGGGTATCCCCTCATACGAACTTGATGAAAGTTTGCAAATACCTGGCGCATCACCAGCTACTGAACCAGCTCCTGTTGAGCAACCCATTTCTGCTGGAGGTGGTGGTGGTGAAATTGGTGGCGGTGGAACTGTTTCTGCGCCTTCTGCTCCTGAGTCCGCACCTGTTGACATTGGATTTGGACCTGGCGCTTTTACACCGACTCCAGCACCAACTCAAATAAGCCCCTCTTTGGCTGCTGGTGGCGGATTAACTTCTGATCAAACAAAAGCTCTGTATGGCGATCAAGGTTATGGTGCAACAACAACGCCAGCACAAGAGGCTGGTGTAACCGTACCCAAACAAGATCAAACTCAACCATCTAAGGGTTTATCCGAAGAGACAAAGTACAGGTTAGGTATTGGTGGGCTTGAGGCTGTTTTGGGTGCATCTCAAGTTAGAGCTGCACAATCACAAGGTCAAGCTGCACAGCAAGCCTTACAACAACAGGCTGCACCTTATCAACAGCAAGGTCAACAATTATTGGCATCTGCTCAACGGGGTGAGTTGACTCCCGCTAACCAACAAATCTTACAAGCTGCACAAGCACAAGCTGCTCAAAACGTAGCTACCAGAGGTGGTGTTGGTGCTATGCAAGCACAAAACCAAATCAACGCACTGGCTCAACAATTGCTTACTAGCCAGCTTAATTTGGGTCTACAGTTGCAATCTGTGGGTGACAAGATTGCTCAAGGCGCTATCCAAGCTGGTGTCCAAGCTGATCAGTATGTTAACCAGCTGACCAACAACTACGCCATGAACATTGCTAGAACATTGTTGCCTGGTTCTGCGCCTACTACCACAACTCCAACACCAGCTGGAGGTAACCAATAATGACAACAACATTAGGTCAATTAGGATCAGGTACTTTTGGGGCTTTTGCACCACAAGACCTTGCTCCATCCAAACCAAAAGCAACACCTCCTGTTGATGTTGATCAAGAGTTGATTAAAGCTGCCGAGTCTAAAGGTGAGCTTGAAAAAGCTCGTGCGCAAGAAGAGTTAACGTCAAAAGAGATGTTGGCTAGGGGTGAAGAAAAGACAACAAAAGAATATGCCAAATCTATTGCTGAAGACCCAGCTCGTGCCATGCTTGAAGAGAAGATTCAAGAACGTGACCGTGTTAAGTTTGTGCCCACGCAAGAGAATGTCAAAGACTTAGGATTGATGTTTACCCTAACTAACTTGTTGGGATTCATGATTGGTGGCAAGTCTAAAGGCAATGCACAAGCTGCAATGTCTGCCATGAACGGTATGCTTGAGGGTCACCAAAAGGGTTTGGCTGATCAATACAAGAAAGAAAAAGACATTTATGATGAAAACGTAAAGGCTTTGGATAAAACCATTGATAGCCTTTACAAGAAAATTCAAGATGGTGTTCAGCTTTACGCAACCAACAGAGATGCTGGACTTGCTGAAATACGCACAGCCATTGCAGAACATAATGCTAATTTCTTAAAAGATTCTCTTGAGAAGTATGGTCCAGCGTATGCTTACGACAAGATCAAAACCATCAAAGAGATGAAAGACAAGAAAGATTTGGCTGACGAAAGACTCAGGCAACACGCTGAACAGATTGCCCATCAGAAAGTTCAAGAACGTCAAGCCGAGGCTCAATTGGCTGAGACTAAACGCTATCACGACATTGAGGCTGCCAAGCAAGGAAAAGGCGGTCAAACTCAACAGTTCATGGCACAACGTGCTGTTAACGCTTTGGGTGGACTTGCATCTGCTGCTGAAAACATATCTCAATTGCCCAAAGGCTCAACAACAGGCATTTTGTCTTACTTGAGCAACAAGCCTGGAATGATTAACTTCTTGTCAGATGAAGGCGCAAGGAAAATTTCAGATAAACAAGCGGAGGCATTCGATGTGTTGTTTACTGGTGTTACTCGCAATCTTGCTGCAATTGAAGCCTCTGGAGCTGCTACTGGTCTGGTTGGTCTTGCATCTCAAATGGAAAAACTTATTCCAAAAGCTGGTCAGTCCAACTTCAAGTCTGCCTTACAACTGGCTGATATGAGAAGGGTTGCCGTAGAGAACATCACGCCTTTGATCAATTCTGGTTTGCTCAATCCTCAACAAAAGGAAGAGGCTAGTAGACTTGTACAGAGAATTGAAACAGCCATTCCTTATACAACCAATGACATTGTTAAAGTTCAATTTGCTGGTAAACCTACTCTTGGTGAATCTGGTGCTGAGTTAGCTGGCAAAACGCCAACATCAACTTACGACTCAGAAAAAGAGGCTCGTTATCAGGCTTGGAAAAAGGAGCATGGTTATGAGTGAAAATGAAGAGTTTGAATTCAGAGCTAGAGCAGAAAAAGAAAAAGCTCCCAAGTCAGAAGAACCTGGATTTGGTGAAAAAGCGGGCGCTGCGCTTTATGGTGCAACTACTGGGGTTCTTGGTGGTTTAGGAGAATTAGAAAAGTTTGGGGCATACACAGTTCCACAGGCTTTAGGTTTTCAAGAACCTGGAGAAAAACAACAGCTTGCTGGTCGTGAGACTTTGTTTCCTACCATTGAAGAAGTTCAAAAAGGCTTGTCAAAATTTGACATTAAAAAACCTAGAGAAGATGTTTCTGGTTATCAAACTGCTGGTGAAATTGTTGGCGGTCTTGGGCCATCATTGCCTGGAATGATCAAAGGCGGTGCAAAAGCATTGTTGGGAACACCTACGGTTACCAGAGCAGCATCCGCTAAAGCTGCTGAAGACTTGGGTTTTAAATTGTCTCCTACTCAAGTCAGACAAGCTGAACCCATTGCTGAAAAAGGTGCTACTGGCTGGGGCAAGGAAAATCAAACACTTGCTAACAAACTTGCATCTAAAGGCACAGGTGTAGAAGTTGCTGAAATTGACGAAAAGTTTATTGGTGACCGCCTAAAAGACTTGGGCAAAGAATACGACAAGATTTACAAAGGCAATAGATTCAACATTGACAAAAACGCTGTTGACGCTATTAAACAGATTAGTGCTACTGAGGCACAGTTGCCTGGTGTTGCTGGTGTATCTCCTGTCAAGCAAGTGGCTGATGAGATCATTACCAATTTTGACAGACTGTCAAGATTGCCTGGTGCTAAACCCAATACTTTCACCATTGATGGTGAGGCTTTGCAACGCATGAGGAATGCTTTGACTCAAAGAGCTAGGTCTACATCAGCGTCTAATGCTCGTGAAATCTACAATTTGGTAGATCAGATTGACGCATCTATTGCTGCCAATCATCCAGCCATAGCAGCCAAATTGGATGTGATTAGACCCCAATACAGAAACTCCATCATCCTAGAAGACTTGTTCAGGTCTGGTGGCATTCAAGGTGGAGACATTAGTCTGGAACGCTTGGGCAACATGATGAGAACAGATCGTGGTGTTGCTCGTAGAACAGGTAAAGAGATTGATGATCTAGCCAAGATTGGCAGAGACACTAAGTTAAAAGCCATGTGGGAAAAGACGGCTGAAGGTGATGCTGGACTCAAACAGGCTTTGGGAACAACGCTAGGTTATGGTGCATCTGCTTTGGGATTGAAGAGTAGACCCGCTAGAGCTATTCAGCGCACTTTGACAACGACTCCCACAAAACGCATACCTGGTGCAGCTCCAACGGCTGCTGGTGTAATTCCTGGACAACTTCAAAAGGAACAATGATATGCCACTCAAAAAAGGTTCAAGCCGTGAAACGATTTCAAAGAACATCAGCAAACTCACAAAAGAAGGGGGCCGTCCCCGCAAACAAATTATTGCTATTGCTTTGTCAACGGCTAGAAAGTCCAAAAAAGACAAGCGTAAGGCCAAGCGATGAGCAAGAAGAAAGAAAAGGGCCTGAACCCAGAACTTGAAAATGCTATTGCTAAGATGCTCAGAGATGTGATGGTAGACGAGACTGCCACCATCAATGATAAAACTAAAGTAATAGATCGGGCATTGAAACTTGAGGCTATCAAGATGAAGATGCAAGATGATGAGTGGGGTAGTGGGTTTATGGGATTAGACGATGATAAAGACGAGTGATATGATGTTGACTTTCAACAGAAGGAAACAACATGGACTCAGTATCTTTAATTCGTCTAGCCTTGAGCGTCATCTCAGACCGTTTAATCACGATCATAGCGTTGTTGATGAGCTGCGGTTTAACTGCTTACACCCTGTGGGCGGGAGATTGGACAAGAGTAGCAACATTAGCTATATTCGTACTATTCGCATACCTAGTGGTAAAAACCAAGGAGAGAAGTAATGCCAAGCAGCAATCGCAACAAGAATCCGATGAATCCTAAAGCTGACTATGAAAATAGTCACATGGCTAACTCTAATCACCAGAGGCCACATGAGGTAAATCAACAGATCGCTAAGTCTATTCGTCCTCAGTTGCCCAGAGATGGCTCTGTTGACATGAACAGATGGCAGCCAGGCACATTGCCTAAAGGTGGCTTTAGAGCTGTGTTTGACTTTTCTGGCACTCCTAGTTACAACACTAAGAAGTCACCCACATCTGGTGGCGGTAAGAAGGTGTACTAATGGCTCAGTCAACTTTTTCAATGACCCAACATGGTCGGTCTGAACCTTTTGAACTACAAGTATCAAGAGGTCAGATTCCCTATCATTCTCAGCAAAGCATTTTTGCTTACGGTACTACGCCAGCTACAGCGGGTGTATTTAGAACCGTTTGGGAAAACATGGCAACAACTGATTATGCCTTTCCCACATCTGCATCCACAATGACATTGGTTAGCACTGTCAATACTGATACAGCTACTATTACTATTACTGGACTAGATGCAAGCTACAATGTTTTGACTGAAAACTTGGCTCTTAATGGTACAACAGGCGTGACCACAGCCAATTCTTACTTCAGAATCAATAACATAGCGGTATCTGTTGGCTCTGCCACCAATCCCACTGGTGTGGTGACTCTTGCCACAGGAGGAGTCACTTACGCACAAATCAACACCACAACTTTGTCTGGCTCTACCACCAGTATTGGCACATCACAAATGGCTGTGTACACCGTACCCAACGGTTACACCTTTTATGGCTGGAGATACGGTGCTTACTCTTCCTTTAATGGAAACAGTGCCAACTACACCACATACAGGGCCATTACAAATGCGTCATCAGGTGTGGAAAAAGTAATTGTGCAAACGCCTTTTAACACCAATTATGAAGTGCAACGTCATTTTCCTTTTGCTTACCCCGCTGGTACAGATTTGAGATTTCAGATTGCCAGTAGTGCTGCCACAGCTGCTGTGGTGAGCATTAACATTGGCGGTGTATTGATTTTGAATGACGGTACATCTAACGCTTATTGAGGTGTTTAAATTGACCCCTTCACTCTTGTTGCCCTTGCATCGGGAGCTTTTAAGCTCATCAAAGAATCATGCGAGATGTACAAAGAAGGCCGACAAATGGTCATGGACGTTGTTCATGAAGTTGAA